GAATAATTTCTCTTAGTGAATTTGCAACACTAGTATCAACTGGTATCTCCGATGATACTATATCTTTACTTTTAATACCTCTCACAACATCTGGCATACAACTAAGGAAAATTAAATATGTTTTTAATGCTGGATAATCTTCTTTTTCTATTTTGTAAAATAAAAGCCTTGTTGCAGCTTCAGGACCAAACACATTATAGAGAACAACAATATGGTTTAAAATTAATCTTTCTTTAATTTCACCAGTTTTACGATGACGATAAAATAAACGCTTCAAATAATTAAATCGTTTCATATCATCTTTAAATTCACTCATTATGCAATTAGGTTTATCGTAAACTTTTATAGCATAAAGCATTACATTTTCACTACACAAATCATCAAACGACATTAATCTTCTTCTTCTAAATCCTCATCTGCGGATATTAATTCTTCTATGCCTTCTTCATCATCTATCAAAGCATAAAAATCATAAGAGCCACTATCAGAGATATAATATAAAACATAAAGTAGTGAATTAGTACCAACAATATTCAATATTACTTCATCACCATCAGTTTCAATTTCGTAAGATGTGGACATATCATATCCAAAACTACGCAATACCTTACGAATTTTATAAAAACCAATTTGAGGTGATAATATTGTACTTGAAAGTTCTTTAGCTAGTTGTTCATTAATTAATTCCTCATTAACTACATCAATAGCTAATGAGGGATCAACTGGCATAGCCAACTCAGATAGAAAATCTTTAAATCTCATCAGAATACGTTTTCGCCATCACCAGTCATGGAACCCATAGCAACAATAGTTTCTGTTTCTACACGATTAGCACGGCCACCCATTGTTATGGTGTATACAGCATTACCACTGGCTGGAGTTAAAACTGGAGTATTAGCATAGAAACCAGGATTAACAATTTGTATCTGTGAGTTTTGAACATATCCTGCTGAATTAACAATAACATATACGTTGGCTTGAACGATGCTGGTTAATCCGTTAGATCCTGTGTTACCAAAACCACTGTTAGCTCTAACAACTAAAGTGCTATTCGCACCAACAGCACCACTATTTGCTGTTATTGTCAGAATCGGGCCCATACCAACTTTACGAATAACCCAACCAGCGTGTTGTGGAATACCAGTTGATTGTGTTGAGCTTCCAGAACTTGAGTTTGCTTGCTCTGCAGCTGTAACACCAAAAACACCAATGCCGGCATTTGTGATGAACGATCCAAGTTTCGTATTTGCATAGTAAACTTGACCATTAGCAGTTACTTGCGGTGTGCTGCCACCATAACCTGAAGTGTCAGTTTGTTTTGGCGCATTGTTAGCTGCGTCTAAGTTTCCCCATAGTGCCATTTTAATTCTCCTAAAATTTGTTTATGTTCTATTTATGTTAAACATTATTCTTAATAACTTGACTTGATAACTCAGGATCCGATTGGAATTTGTCTGAACCATTCATCTCAACTTTTTTTTCAATTTTTTTCTTTTGATCTTTCTTTTTTGCATCAGTCATTGCCTCACGGACAATTTCTAATCTACGAGATTCCCTAACCATAGTTTTATTATTAGGTTGCAATGATCGTTGAGCTGGAGTAGCGTCATTATTCAATGATTTACGAATGTTCGCTACAGTTTTATCAATTTGTTTACCTGTTGCCTTCATCACATTCATAGTTCTATCATTAGCCTGACGATATTTACCTTGGCTGGTTAATGAATCCGAAGATTTCTTAGCCTTCTCTTTGTATCTATCTAAGGTATCAGCTGATAACTCGGTGATTGGTTCAACTTCTTCTGGTAATTTACCTTTAGGACCGTGTGTACCTAAAGCCGCTTTGATAGCTGGCTTAAGTTGCTTTGCTCTGTCACCACGGCGTTTTTCAGCATAATCAGCCGTGTCTTTACTAACATTCGGTGTGTTGATTCCTGGAATATTACCTAAATTGGTTTGTCCTGTTCTAGGAAACTTATGAGGCAAGTTCATACCGGTACGAGCAAGCAACTTATCTTGTGATTGTTTTACACCAGAAGATTTCATTGCTTGAGCACCTCTTGTTTCCCTTAAAGATTCAACTTCCTCATCCAACTCACTCATCATGTAGTTAGCAACTGTTGAAATATAATCTTCTGCTAATGTAATTTTTGATTGTACCCATTCTGGAAGGTTATCTGCATCATCAATCATATCATGCATTTTCTGTGCATTAGCAATGATAGAACGTAAATCTGATTTGGCCATATCACCCTCTTGGTCATATTCACCTTCATCATACTTGTCTTTGACAGCCTCTGAAACAGATTTCCAACTACCACCTTTACTTTTATACCATTTTGATGCCCAACCATTTGCATATGCAGAAGGGTACACATCAAACTTAGATCGAGCTAAAGACTTTGCTTGCGACCATAAGGATGGATTAGTTGGTACATTTTTTTCGTTTAAATTTTCCATGTTCTCACTTATCTTTCCTTTTCCAAAATTGGAAACATTGATTGGTTCGCCTTTTCTTTCTGGATTTGGGTCATGCTTCCGTTTAGCACGAACAGCAGAAGCTCTCTCTTTTTTAGTAAGAGATTCTCGTTTTGCCCTAGACATACATTTAGGTTTAGGTTCTCCAGGTTCTCTAGCACAAGGACCGATTGCCTCACCCTTGCTGTTGATTCTTTTCCAATCTCCAGCAGGGTCTGTTTTACTAAACCATTTACGCAAGTCCTCTTGTAATGAAGAAAAGGATTTCATATTAGTCTTTCATAGCCTGTTTGGTGGCTGTGGCATGCATTACTTCTTTTGCACGGTCACCGTAACGCTCTTTGAAACCAGATAAACCTTTTTTCATACCCTTAACAATTTCTTCTTTCTTTTTCATTTCTGGTTCAGACATTTTGCGTTCTTCTAAATCAATTTCAGATCGTTGAATACCATTTACCGAATCAAAATCTAATACCTCAACGGTTGTGTGAGTTTGTTCATTCTGAACAGCCTGAACAGCACCTTTGGCAACATCAGCTTTCTCTTTGCCTTCTGATTTAGCCTGAGCCTTTTTAATTTCAGCATCAAACTCAGCACTTGTTGGTTCTTCTACGATAACTTCTTCTTTCTTCAGTGACTCAAACAAACCTTTTAGGCCATTTTCTGAATATGTAGAAACCAGTTCTGTAAATCCTTCTTTATACAATTTAGTATTAAAGTTGCGATTTTGCCTAGCACCTTTTGTAACAGGTTTTTTAGGCTTAACTAGTTTTTTGGCCATCTCATTTTCTTTATCATAATCTGTATATCCAGCTTCTACAGACTTTTCTTTACCGTATGTACCTTGATGTTTGTAAACACCATCAACAGATTTGTATTCATCAATCTGTTCTACTTCTTCTTTCATGTGTTCCCAATCAGACATTTTATGTCCAACTTGCGGTCCACTATAACTGTTACTATCTTTAGCGACAGGATGTTTAATCATCATTTTTCTACCTTTGTTGGTAGTAACTTGTACTCTACCTGGACCTCGACCCTGAGCGGATACATATTTTATTTTTTCCTCACCCTCTTCAATCTCTTCTACTTCTTCTTTCTTCATTGAAGCCATGGCTCTTTGTGCTAAAGCTCTAGCACGATTCATTTCTTGACCTTTCTGAACTGGTTTCTTAAATTTGCTTGGGTCATAATGAGATTTAGGTTTACCATATTCTTTTTGGAAATCACCATGACTCAAATCTTTCAAGTCAGCATCTAATTGTCCCATTTTACCTTCATCCAAATCAACTTCTTCTTTCTTCACATCGGCTTTTTTACCTGCACGAAGCATTTCAAAATCTTTGGCAGTCAATTCATCTTTCTCTGGTTCATGCACGTCCAGTTTTTGTTGATTTGGATGTACAACTTTTTCACCCATCATAATACGAGCCGCAATATCAGCTACATTTCTAATGTTTTTATTACTAATGTTATTCATGTCTATTCCTTTTGTTTAACAGTTCCATTTTCTTAATGCTTTATTAATACGGCTATCTGGATCATTTGCAGTTTTAGCAGAAGTTAAACGCTTCTTCATGCCACCCATTCTGGCACAAAATGATTTGCGGCGATTGGCTGCCTTTGATCCAGGTTTTAATTTTGATGGTTTAGTTGTAACTGCCATTGAAAGTTTTGAGCCGGGGTTTTCACGGCGGTATGATTCAATACCTTTACGGTTCAATCCACCTTCAGGATTTTTACCTTCTTTACGCTGCCATGCAGCTACTTCTTCAATTTGTTCCTCTTCTTTAACACAAGAACCTTTTGAATAGGCTTTTTTACCTGGAGTTTCTTTGTACCCGGCCCAGCATCTTTCCGCCATGAAATTTTTAAATGTTTTCATGCTGCGTAATTCCTTTTTCTAAATGACAATAGGTTGATGCCTATTTTTTTCAATTCATCTTCTTTTTGATCACCAATTGAAGCGGTTGTTTCATCACCTGTTAATTCTCCAATAGGTGTTATCATACCTTTTTTATTGATTTTATCACCACCGCCACGACCAAGACTTTCACCGGATTGTGCCATTGAAAGACCTGGCTCAATACCTTTGTCTATACTTTCGGCAAAGGCTTTTTCTTTCTTGGCCCGGATTTGTGCGAGGGTGATTTTGGTTTTGGACTCGGCGACTTCTTCAGTAATGGTTTCGCTTCCACTACGGGAATCACTGGCACCACTGGCGCTTCTACCACTGGTGCCACGGATACTGGCACCTGTACTTCTGAAACGGTCGGTGATGAGGTTATGCGTATCACCGTTTCTTTCTTCTTGAATAGATTTAATAGTTTCTTCAACATTTTCATTCTCCTTAATTTTAATAACATAACCTTTACCCAATTGATGAACAACACCATCGTGTGTATGGGCTTCTTTCGCAGCACTACGGCGGAGAATAAATGTTCTCACTTTGCCATTTTTATCTTTTAATAATTTCTTGTGATCTAAATTAACTTCTTTTTCATTTAAGAAGTTTTCAAATTCTTCATTAACTTTCTTAGCCACGGGTGCCTGCACTGGTTGTAGTTTATCATGCACTGAACGGTGTGTGACTTTATTTTCTTTACCATATCGACCAAAACCATAATAATCCAAACCAAGTTGTCTTGCTTCTTCTGATGCCTTTGAATCTGGATGTGGTGAAGCACCCATATCTTTCTTAGATACGGTAAGACTGTCTTTCTTTTCCAATTCAGCAGCAACCCACTCTTTAGCCTGTTTACTTTTTGGTGGTGAATTTACAAACTTTTGTACCTGTTTGTAAATATCCAACATTTCTTGTTTCTTAGCTTTAACAATCTCTGGATGTGCAGAGCGTAAATCTTCGGAGTTATCAAATTCAACATACTTGTCACCAAATAGTTTACCTAAATCCGGTCTTGCATTTTGTACAGACTGCCATTTTTGTTTACGAATGGTCTCTGGTACTGTACGGCCACCACGTTGACCACGCTCAACATTTCGCATGGCAGATACTTCATCTTTGGTGTTGACCATAATCATGGAAGTATCGTAACCTAATTCTTCCAATCTTTCTTTGATTCTCTTAATCTTTTCAGCATCATCACCTGTACCATTGATGATGACACCATTGCGACCATAAAGAGCTAAACGCTCTTTGAGTTCAGTCATACTTTTAGCACGACCTCTAGCAATATCACGTTCAATCTTTTCGGATGCAGGCATGGTCTTAGTCAAACCTTTTTTATCCATCAGATATTCAAGTGCTTTATCTGAATTGATTTCTGTTAGACCATGGCCAGCCAAAGTGTTGTCTAGTACATAGTCTTTACCTGAACCTGGACCACCTGCTAAGAACACAGCTTTGAATATAGCCTTATCATGCACACCTTCAAACAACAACTGTTCAAATTTGGTGTCTAAATCTTCTTTAACACCCATGTGGTGCCGCACATCATTATACAATTCTTTTGCATGATGTTCAGGCACATGGCTAGGCACACCTTTTTTAAATTCTTTGAAATTTCCACCAGAGGCGTGGCCTCGCATTTTTGATGCTGACATGCCTTCAACACCCTCAGCATCAGGATCTCTTTCCCCTGCGGAGTGTACAGTAATCTTTTTGAAATTATACAAGGCATCTTTGTGTGTGCCATTGTATTGTGATAGTTTCTTTTTGTATTCATCTACACGGTCAGAACCAGCGATCATATGCAGGTGTGTAACACCTTGTTTATGAAGTTTTGCTGCGTGGTGTAGGAAAGTTGGATGTTCTTTATCCGATACCGATAGATTGGTTTTCGGAAAGAATCTTTTGGCGTGTTTTAATTTTTTATCAGCGGGGAGTGGGTTCTTTTTAGAATCTTGTGTATGTGATAAAACCACATGGTGAGAACCACCAACTTCTTTGGCTATATCTTTAACTTTATCAACCAACTTGGCATGGCCTGATGTTGGCGGAGACATACGACCAAATGCCAATACGGCATGGTTTTCTTTAGATTCTTCAATAAATTGTATGAACTTCATTCTCTCCGCCTCTACAGCGATAATTATATTTTACTACTTATTTATATAATTTTTAACTTAAAAACATCAAGGGTACTTGAGTTTTTCTAATAGAATTTGCATGTAAGAAGAATGGAAAAAACCTTTCTCCTATGAAGCCTGGATATCGCCATGGCAAAGGCTCTGAAAAACCACCTCTATTTTGAGGATAAACCTCATCACATCTTTCCCAAATGTATTCAAGAATTCTGAAAAATTCATCTGCATATTGTTGAAAACAATCTTTACGCATAATATATGTGGTTTCAAAGTGTATGGAAGTACCATTATCCGTAAACCAATTTACTTTTCCAGCATAAGTTGGAAACAAATTTACAAGAGCTTCTTTAAATAAATTCCAATATTGCACAGGTTGTGACTGTAAATATTGTTGTTCAACGGAGCCTGATAATATAATAGACCTATTTGTAATAACTTCAGAGTGGCCAAGATGATTCATGGCATATTGCAATTGACGATCATCGGTCATTTTATTACAAACATCTTGAGATGCCGGCATAACAATTTTATCTGCATTTACATGTGTGCTCATATAAAGATATCTTCTATATGACCCACAACCAACATATTCACTTGGTGGAGGGTTTTTTAGAGCCCAATATTCAGTTGCTAAAATGCCCATAGCTTTCAAAAAATCATTATCACTTAAATTATAAGAATTATAATATTTTTTATATTCTAAAATGTTTTTATCTGCGGCACAAACATCTATGTAAGTGTTTAATCCACCAGGTGGATCGCCAGCATATGTGGCTTTGACCCAGCTAGATTCATTATTAAAGGGGAAATGTTTATGGAAATGGTTGTATACTAAAATTGACATTATTCTTCAGTTCTAATATAAAACACATTAGAATTAACACTATCACGATATTCTTTTTTAGGATCAAAAATTAAAAATGAATTGCCAGTTTCCATAGGCTTCTTCTCACCAACATCACCTCTTTCAAATACAATGATGCTATCATAGAAAGTAATGCATTGTGTTGATTTAGTAAATGAATCTGGTTCAACTTGACCTTTAGTGTGGTCTGCATTAAGTTTATCAATTAATTTTTTAGAAACATTAATTATTGATTTTGGTTCTGTCAAACTACCACCATGTGATGACCAATATGCAGCATGAGTATCCTCAATGAAATATGTGCCATTATCTGCAATTTTTGGATATAAGAATTCAAATGTTTTATGTACATGATCTACATGATGAGAGCCATCATCAATGACCAGATCAAATTCACCAAATTCATCAATCAATTTTTGTAAAAATATTGGGTTTGATTGATCACCAATACGAATGTTTATGCCTGAATCCAAATCTTCATGTAGTTTACATTTTTGATCAATATCAATTCCCACCAAAATAGAATCTGGATGAAAATATTTTTTCCACATTTGTAATGAACCACCATTCAATACACCAATTTCTAGTATCTTGATAGGCTTTTCAGTTAGATGTTTAAAATGTTTCTCATAAACGGGAAAATAATGTGTCCATTTTGTAATCTTTTTGCCTGTATTGTTTACGAAGTATTCAAATAAATCCATGTTATCCTCAGTATTTTTCAATAGCACCTGTTCCGGCCATGATACCTTCACAGTGCAGGGTTTCAAATTCAATTAGGTACATCTTATCTATATTCTTATAATGTGCATGTTCCGTGTCAATACCAAATTGGACAACTGATTGATAATTTTTCTGTAAGGTTTTGAAATAATTATCTAACAAAGATGGACACAATGAAAACATCCTTGTGATGAAAAGATGATCTGTTATTTCAGATTTTCTTTTTGAATCCATCCAAGATGGCATTCTTGTTTTAAACACATATTTACCAAATAAATTATCATATTGTGAAATATCAAAAGTTTCATGTAATGTAGTACGAGCAGAGTATTTAAATATTCTTTTTACTCCATGCATAGCTTTCATCAAATCTTTATTTTGTTTTAAACTAGATAGGGTTTTAAACAATAGGACAATTTCAGACTCACTTTTTCTTTGTCCTGATGCCAATCCAAAAATATCTGGATCATTATTCCAACATGCAATAAAATCACAATATGGTGATATTTTACCAATAATATCTTCTGCAATAGGGTTTGGTGAACCATCGGTAAAATAAATCAAATCATTCGGACAATGCTTACGAAGGGATTTTAGTGTGTCTATTGTTTGGTTGAATCTATCTTGCTCACTAATTGCACCCATATTTGGCCTTAGTGCTGATGTGACAACCCACAAATTTTTATCAGGTATTAATTGTGCCATTCTATATCCGGAAACATTTTGATTGTTTTGTATTCTATATTTTGTTGACTATTACATATAAAAGTAATCATATCAGCAATCTGTTGTGGGTCAATTAGTTTAGTCAGATCGGTATGGAAATCTTTATTTGAATCCCACATTGGAGTATTAATACCGCCAGGATGTATACTTGTAACTTTAATACTTTCACCTCTCAATTCTTTTCCTAATACACCAGCAAAAGCTGTCAGACCATATTTTGATGCACAATATATGGATTGATTTTCTAATTCTTCAAGACCTGCAACAGAGTTAATAAAAATGATACGGCTATTCTTGTTCATTAGATGCAAAGCATTTTTTGTAACATAGATTGAACCCTTGAGATTTATATCAATAATCTTATCAATTGTCTGTGTTGCAGTATCAATAAAGCTTTGATATTCAAATACAGCTGAATTGTTAATCAACAGATCAAATTTAAATGAGTTCAAATTCGTAAATAAATTCTTAACAGCTTGTGAATCTGATATATCCACTTCGTAATGCGTGTAACAGGAATGGATAATGGTAGACTTACCTCTTGATACTCCAATTACAACCCAATCATTGGCCAATAAATGTTTTGCGATGGTTTCACCAAGACCACTTGATGTACCAGTTATTAATGCTATTTTATACATCATTCATTCCTTTAAAAACCATAGTGGCCTTTTTAATTTCATCGTCAGTAACATCATTAAGTATTTTATAGTTGCCAATGCCAACTGGCACAGGTAAGTATTGATTACCGTTTCTATGCTTCATTGTATCAGATAATGATTTTTTAAGCAAGTCAAAATTGCAAAAATCTTTGTGAAAAACAGGCAATTTTAAAGCATTCGCTGTTTTAAATATTCTTTTTAGTGTGTCACCATCAACATAACCTCTAACACTAGCAAGACAAGAACTTAATAAACAATCCAACACAACAGCTTCACCATGTTGTAAAGTGGCAATATTTTGCATTTCAATGATCGGGCTAAATGAATGACCAAAGTCAACACACCGATCTAGTTTTCTTTCCCATAGGTTTGGTGCCAATTCGTCAATCATTCCTGTAATAGCCAAATTAATCACACGAACTGGTACCGCACCAAACTGAAATTTCTCGGTGATTAGTTGTTCTGAACTAGTCTCAAGTAATTCAAATAACTCTTTATCTTTGATTACTGCAAGTTTAAATATCTCAGCAATACCATTAACAATATTTCGTTCATCTTGTGTAGAAATAAACTTCTTATCTAATAGTGTTGCGACTGGTGGATAATACGCACCAATACGATTTCTTCTATAAAAATGATTAGCTGCAACTTTAACACCAACCGAAGCATCTACAATAGCCAATAATGTAGTTGGAACTTTAACATAAGGAATGCCTCTACGATAGATTGAGCAACAAAAACCAACCAAGTCCAATAAAACACCACCACCAATAACAATGATGGCTTCTCTACGCAAAACTCCAGATTCCTCAAAGAATCGTAGTATCTCGTCGGTATGTTTCCAATCTTTGTTTTCTTCTGTAGCATCAATTATAAACAACTCCAACTTTACCTGAAATGTATCAAAGTAATTATATAATTTTTCTCCGTATAATTTGTATACGGTTTCATCAATCACAACCACTCTGCGATTGGACTCACCAAAACTCAATAGGTCGTGATTGTTTGTATTGAGTACATCACTAGAATACTTTAGAGTAAACTCAACAGGCAACTCGGCCTTGACAGACCAAGTTCTTTTGTAATTATCAAAATTAACTAACACATTTTCCATTATCCAAAAACCTTATTCAATAAATGGCAGGCATGTAAATAGAAATATTTAGCTTTATCAAATTCACCAGCTGCACATTTAAAAGGCAACATACGAATAAATTGTGTAGCTTCCAAAATATTAATTGTTTGAATTTCTTTAGCGGTACATTCAGTAGCCAATCGTTTCTCAAACATATCATTAAATACTTTAAAATTTTTGGGTATAGGTGAACTGTAACTTACTGTATAATATTTAACATCAACTTTTCTGTCATTTATATAGCCATAGAGGCTGCGTGAACATTGTAGAACCTGTGAATAATCCAACAATTTACTATCAATTATGCTTTCTTCATAAGGATCAATAAAAATAACTTTATTTTCATCAAAAGAATACATTATGTTTTCTAATGTAGGATTTCCGTGTATAGTTTCTTCTGAAGTCAAATTTAATTCAGAAAAATAATTTTCTAATTCATTTAAATAATTATTTAATCCGTGAACAATGTGTCCATTATATTCGTATGAACCTAAAACTCCTTTTGTATGGAATTTATGAAAATTTTCATACATGCAAGCGTCATTAATTTTCTGTTCAATTTCTTCTTTGAAATATAGCTTAGGTGCACCTTTATTGGGAATAAATTTAGTAGAGTGTAATTGTTTAAAAGCTCGCCAGATTGCATTATTGATTTCTTCAATTTGATTATCAGTTAATACCTTATCAGATAACAGAGTTTTAACATCTGAATAATTTCTCAAGTATTCCAAATCAAAATATGCGGTACTTTTTGTTGTTCCAACACCAAGTATTTTAGGAAAAAGTCCAGTATCCTGTAGTTCTTGTAACTTTTTAAGTTGAGAATACCACCGAACAAAACCATATTCACGATTGACTTTAGTTTGAATTTCTTTTCTTATAAACTCCGTGTTATTATCTTCATATAAACTAGTTGAGCTTAAAGAACCACCTTTCAATTTTGTGCATTTCATTTTGTGTTTAAACTCAGTTTAGCTAACTCTAGGCCATATTCTTGTGGTGTGCCAAGAACTATTGTTTGATAATTATTATTCAATTCATTTAGACCAATAGAACAACCTTTCTCAATCATGTGAGTCAATAGATTTGCAATGTACATCTCTTTACCTACAAATACATTAGATAAGCTATGGTACATTGTTTTGTATGACTCAGCATTTGCAAAACCATATAATCCGGAACTTGCAAACGGAGAAATAGGAGATTTTTCAACGATATCAGTTACAATGCCGTCTTTGGAACGAACATAAGAATATTTTGGATTGTTAGCAATAAACACATCAATATATGCATCAGCAATCAAAGATTCTATTTGTTTAAAATTGCGGCCTAACAAAAGAGTATCAGCATTATGTACAAAGAATGGTTTGGTTTGATCTTTTAGTAGTGAAGCACCAATGTATGCTGTGTGTGCCTGACCATCAGTATCACCAATGTATTGAATATTATTCTCTGTTAAACCTAGTGATTTAATTGTATCCACTAATTTGGTCTTAAAATAAGAATCTCTTTTATTCGCCAAAAGAATAGTTTCTTCAAAAGTACCAAGTTGTTTAATGATTTCATGGATGATTGTTTCTTCGTTCCATGGCAGTAAATACTTTGGTATATCAAAACCAACATCATGGAATCTGGTGTTTAAACCAGCCATGCATAATACTAACGAAGCCATTTTTCAAAGTCCTCTCGGATCAGGCTGTGCCATGTTCCATTATATTGACCCGGCGGAAATGGATGATTGATATTACAATACACTAAATTCTCACCAATCAAATTGTGTTGTTTCCAATTAGCACTCATCATATCCTCACACATCATTTGTATACCACTATCATAGAATTTATCTAAGTGATTGTATGTATCAGCATACTTGTCCATGTTTTCTGACGATGAAAATGCAAACTGGTCATTGCCAAAATCTCTTGCAGGTGTTATACGGCAATTAGGAATGTATAGTTTAGTATTGTCTAGATGTTTGAAATCAATAGTGGTGTTCAAAGCAAAATCAAATCTAGAACGAATAACCCAATCAAATTTCATATCATATAGAAGTTCAAATTCTGATTTGAGTGAGTTACATATCATAATTCCATATAATTGATTCCATGTTGAACGAGCTGGATCTTTTACCTTCCAGTTTGGTTGTGGTGGTGGAACATTTGTGTATTTTGATAAATCATTTGTCAATGCTGGGTCTATTTGCCATGTTCTAGCTTGATATTTCATTATGGATTCATGAGCTTCCAAAGATTCCCATGTGTGGATGAACACCGTAACATCATTATCTTTCAATAGATTTTTATGGACAAACTCATAGCCTTGGTTAAAGGCTCGAGCTTGTCCTGATAAGCAGAGTGCTATACGCATTATTTTTCACTCATTTTATACGCCAATTCTGAAGAATGTTGTGGTAATGTTGAAGTAAATTCTTGATTTTTCATATTTTCCAACTTAGCTGTTCTTGACCTCAACTCACTTGACGAATAATTATGTTGTCTTTTATGATAATGTAATTCAATGCCATTATCAATACAATATTGTTTACCCGTAAAATCACGATTCATATATTCTTCACTTAAAAACCTAATATGCAGTGTTTGTGTTTTAATAAGCTGCAACAAATCATATTCAGTTTCATACACCAATATCTCATCAACATATTTACAAGCTTGTAATTGTACATACCTTTCATAAACACTTTGAATTGGTTTATTTTTAATACCGGGTCGGTCAATGGTTGGATCAACTTGAAGTGCCACCAGCAAGTAGTCACATAATTGTTTTTCCATCTTCATCATTGTTATATGTCCAGCATGTAACAAATCAAAGGAACTACAATTAAACCCTATCTTCATATGTTTCCTCTATACGCTCTTTCCATTCTGGAATCCTATCATATTGGTGTGCAATTGTAAAGACATTTTCCTCTCCAGATCGGAAGA